ATCGATATAAGAGAACATGTTGTATCTAGATAAAAAGTATTCATAATTGTCAGGCGTTGCCAAAACAAATGATTTACTAGCCAATGGAGTCATGATTTTAGTAAATTGAGTAGATTCTCTATCACTTCCCATTTTAGGTGAAGATGTAATAGTAACATCTAAAAATTCATTTAAATCATGTTCAGTTCCATTAGAATCAGAACCAACAGCGTCCCACTTGATAGTTAAATCAGGTGAATCATCTAAATTACCATTTAAACCGACATGTTTTACATATTCGACAACGATTGAAGCGCCCGCAGGTGGTATAGCACCAAAACTACCATTTCCAAAATAAATATCTAAACCTCCACTAATACCTGTTTTAACCAGATACGCTTTTTCTTCATAATTAATATCATATAAAGAATTATGTTTAGTCCATAACTCACCGTTTACGCTTACACTAATTTTACTATGATCTGTCAGGCCACTAGTATTAACGCTATAAGACTGTAGTTTTTCACCAGTTGCAGTTAATGTTTGAGATTCAAATTCACCTTGAATTATAGAAGTTCTAAATGAATTAAAATTTGTTTTTTCTAGTTTAAATTTATCTACAGAATTTAATAGAGTGTAAGTTAAACCATTTATATCAAATTTAAGTTTAGCTCTACCATCTATATTTAATGTGCTACCTGCAATTTTAGCCATATCTGCACCTGGTTTCCACCTAAAATCAATCTCACCCGTCGCTGCAAAACCTCTAGTTGCATCATGACCGGTCAATCTAGACATACCATAAATAGATTCAGGTTGTTGTGCAGTATATATGTTTTGTTCAACGACAGAATCTTCTATATAGAACATAACTAATTCTACCATCTCAGATAAGACGCTCAGTATCTGTGCAAAAGGAGAAGCAACTGTAAATAAGTTGTTTGCTCTTTTATACACTCTAGAAATATAAGTTCTAGCGTCATTATTTATTTGACTAGCACTTGTTCTAATTGTATTTAAAAATTTTAATTCTGCCATTTTTTTGTATACTTTTTTATAGCATGCTTATTTTTACAGCATATCTACTATCTATTGTAATATCGATTAAACCAATATCTCTAACTTCACCCTTTAAAAACTCAACATTAACATCTATTTTGAATTTTTCAGCTAATGGACAATATTGATTTATTTGTTCAATTATAATAGATTTCACATTATATGCACTTGCGTTGAAATCATATATAAGTTTTTCTAAATCACAACCAAATCTATAACTACCCATCACCTCACCAGTATTAGTGAATAAAAGCGTTTGAATTTGTGTAATCAACATTTCTATTTCACTATTAGTTTGAACCTGATACGGATCGTAATTAGGATCAGTCGGATATTTTATGTATAATTCCATTTATATATTTATCTTGTTTATTTACGAATGCATCATCCAATCTACACCTTCGTCTCCCTTAATCTCTTCTTCTATAATACTAAGTTCATCATCTCCCATCGACTTAATAGCATCATAATCAAAATCGACATTACCGGGTAAAGCAAACTTAAAGATTCCAAGTTTAGTACCGATAGATTGTTTAATTTTAGCACTCACGTATCTAAAGAAAATCTCATCTTCATATAACGCACAATCGGGAATAGTTTCGTAAATCTCCAGAATAACATCACCCTTTGGCGTATCTCCTAAAAACTTAAGTTCACCAGTTAAACTGGAATATGCATAAGAAATGGGGTTCTCTAGGATCTGTCTAGACAGGTCTGCCATTGAAGCATTCAATACATAGTATTGTAATTCTTCTGCAGCCTCAGCCATTCCAGAACCTTCATACATACCTCTAAACAACATTCTCTCCATTGAGAAGTCACCACCAGACTGGAATCTAAGATCTAATCCACCGCCTTGACCATGGAAACCAGACATTAGGTCATACAATCCATAAACAGAAAATACTCCACCTCCACCATCTAAACTTGGTCCTGGTAAATTAAGAGTTCTGTGAGATTTAAAATAATCACTACTAAATACGTTATTTGGAATATGGTATAAATTCTCTTTTACAGAATACTCATATTTTTTATAAAACCATTTTTTAGCTCTCTTAATTATATTGATAATTTCTTTTTGTGGTAAATTAATAGGAACCATACATGCTCCTGTGATATCGTCACCTAATTCATCTAGAAATGCGTTCAAACAGTTTGCATCAAATTGTCTTCCGGTTGTCAAGTCGTTATTAGACCCGCTTCTAATTTCACTCATTATATTAGTTTATTTTTTTACTTACTACTATTTCAGTTTCTTCAAATCTAGCGTCTTTACTTCTAAAGCCCTCTCTAAATATTCCACCTATCATTTTACCTTTAAACATAGTGTCTCTTCCGGCAACATAACAGTTGGTTAATTCACAACTTCCATGTGTATAACATGACTCTACTTTAGACTCCTTTATTTTAGTACCTTTGTATAGACTGCACATCATAATAGCCGAACCGCTAACTTCACAATTATAAAAACTACAGTTGGTTATATTACCTGTTAATTCACAGTCTATGAATTCAAAATTTTCTAGTAAATAAACAGTTGGAAACTTTCCATCTTTCACCTGAACCGCACCATAATCTGAATCGTAGTTTATAATTCCTGCTTCCATAGAACCATTGACCAATAAATCAACAACTCTGTGTTTAAATCTTTCCCAGTGTACATTAATAATAGTAGGATTACTTTGTAAATCTACTAATATTTCTATATTAGGCCAATGTTTATTGACATTAGTATAATTTTTAAGTGCCTCTGAAATAGGTTTATTTTTATTTAAAATTCTCTGAAGTTCTATTTTATTTTCAGCTGTAAATCTAGGATCATTACAAGAATGCCACATTTGCATTAAAAAACTCTCAGTTAAATAAAGTATATTATCAACTTTCTTTTCATAATCTTGACCTCCTAAGTATCTGAATTCTAAATAATTCTTTTCCTTCTTTGAAAAGTTTATTCCATAGTATTTAGTATCGGCAAATTTAAAATTATTAGATGCAATTTGATTTGCGTCAAAATGAAATGCTTCCCATTTTGGCATTACCCATTTGACACTCTTTGCGTATGCAGAATTTTCTCTATCAGGAAAGAATTTATAAACTTGTTTTTCATCAAATTCTAAAATAAACTTAAGAACGTTCATTCTAGAAATAAGATCTTTATCTTCTAAGAATTTTTTATCGAATGATAAATTAACATGAATTGATGCTCTATCGTTAGAGTATCCGTTTTTAGATATCCAATCTAAAACTTTGTTTACAACTATTCTAGCATTTCTATACGGAATAGGTCCTGTAACTAGTTCCATTAGACCTTTTCCACCCGACATATCTGGTTCTATTTTAAATTCTTCAGCAGATGGTTGGAAATCAGAATGAGCTTTGTCTTCCAACCTAATCTTACGATCTAGAAGCTGAGCCAAAGATTTTTTGGTAGCTTCTAGATCGATATTAGAATAGAATTCAAATTCAACACCCATGAGTGCCGCATTCAAAATTGATTCCCTTGAAGAATCTATATTTAATTTTTGCATATTAGATTATGATATTATCGTTTCAATATATATCACACTCTCGTTGCAATAGTTATTGAGGCATCTTTAAAAAGACTTTCATTGAATCAACATCGATTCTTGTAATTTGAACAGTGATCTTATCACCGGCCTTAAATACACTCATAACTTCTTCACCTAATTCGCTCACGTGTAATAGTCCAGTAACACCCTCTTCTATTGTAATGAATAGACCATAGTCTTTTTTAGTCTTAACAGTAGCTTCTATTACAGAAGGAATGGTGTATCTTGATGTGATATCGCTCCATGGATTTACTACGATATTTGCTTTCTGTGTTAACGTAATTTTTGTATTACTTATGATATCTTTTACCATAAAAGATATTTGATCACCTGGTTTAATTTCTCTAGCTTTAAATTTAACTAAAGTTTCTTCGTCTAAGTCATTATTATGAATCATACCAGTTAGACATTTATTAAACTCTACAAAAACACCATATTTTGCAGTTCCTGTTACATTTCCGGTAAGAGTTTCGCCTTGTGTTTCTTTTAATGACGATATTTCATTAGGAATTAACGCTTGTAAATATTTTCTATGAGAAACTACCAATGTGCCTCTTTCTGGTGAGAAACTAACTGGCACAACATATATTTCTTTACCAATGATGGATGAAAAATCATGCAGTTTATTAATTCCAGCAAGTGATCCTGGCATAAAACACTCAATACCTTGAATCATTACCATGTAACCTCCATTTTCAATCATATGTGTTACAGTACCAACCCATGCGGTTCCGCCTGTTTCTACACCTTCTCTAAGATCCATGAATACACGATGTTTAACACCTCCGTGAATTGATCCTAATATATGTGAGTTTTTAGTAAGTTGAGTAATTAAAACAGATGTTTCATCACCTGGTTTTAATGCTTGTATATCAGCAGGTTCTTTATCATATTTAACGTATATTAATTCTCTATAACCAATATCAACGCTAATAAATTCAGAACTTACTCCGTAAATTTTACCTTCATGAATTTCACCTGCATTTAGTTTAGTAATTAAACTATGTTTACTGTCAAATTCAGCTAATAAGTCATAAAAATCTTGTGCGTAATCTTCTCTAGAAAAAACTTTATCTCCTCTTAGAGTTTTGATATGTGGATTGGGTTTTCTTGTTTTAGATGGGCAACTAGCTTCATATGCGTCCCACATAAATTCACCATTTTCATCGTAATAGGATTCGGTGACATCCTGTAAATCTTCTTGTGAATTTTCAACTTGATTGTTTACTTCTTCGATTTTAGTTTCCTCGACTTTAACTTCGCCAATTCTAACTCTTTTGTTTTTTTCGTTGTTCATTTATTTTTATATTAAAGGTGTAACATAATATATATCCAATTAATTATTAGAATACCACAGGTACAAAACCAACCATGGGTACTGGACCCACTGGTGTAGGTATACCTCCTAAATAAAGTAATTTAAATTCCAATAAATGCAAAGCATACGCTGCAGCGACCGCAGTAGAAACCGCAAGTGCAGGCGGCATTGGGGCAGGTAATACACTAAATGTTTTGCCAGTATTCCAAGCCTTCCTTAAATTATTAGCTAATCTTTTTTTACTACCATAATATAATGGTATGTAGATACCTGTTAATGGTGGAGGAATTAACGCAGGTAAAGCAGATGGAGTTGGTGCAAAAGGTTTTACTAAACATGCATACCAGTAAGCAATAGTAACGGCTGCCATTTCTTCATATGGATCGCCACCTGGCCAATTATAATTAATATTAGAGCTTGGTTCAATAGCTTCACATTCATCGGCTACCTTTTTTGCATCTAAGGCTTCTTTCATTTGAAACTTAAATAAAGTACCCCCTAATTTTGGATCTATTTTTAAAAGTTCTTCGCCCGGATCAGATGCTCTAGAAGCTTGTCTTATTTTATCTTCAGGTACTTTTCTCCAATGATTTTTCCATTCACCTTTTTCGTATACAGTTTCAATCCAATTTGGAGTTTTTATCCACTTAGGTGCAGAAACAGCAGATCCATTAAGATAAGAAAAAGAACCTTGTCTTAAACCAGGATACCAGCTAAAAGTAGCCACTACATTAGATGTTAATATTTTAGGTCTTTTACTTGGATTTTCAGGAGGATCATGATCAAAATCATATGCTACTTGAATTTTCCATTCATTTAATGGACACTCTAATGTAGGTCCATTGCCTTCTATGCCAGCTATAAATAAATCACTCACATTATCTGCTAAAGATTGCCAGTTATAACCGGCTGCTGTTATATCAGCTCTAGTTTGTGTACTAATATTAGGATATGGTTTGTTAGATATCGATAAAGTACTGTCTTTATATTTTTTAGAACCTAAACATTCTGCCCATAATTTAAATTCTGCTTTATCATTAGATGTTTTATATTGTTCTATCAATCTAGCAGCAAACAGATTTTCTAATTCCGACTGAGTTTCATTACCACTTAGACATGGAAATTCAAAAAATCTAAACTTATATAAATCCCAATATGGATCATTTTTATTTTCATCTACAAACTTATCGAATTTCTTATCTAACTTCTTTTGTTCTTCGACTGGATCTGGCTCTTCGATTGGGCCCGGGCAAAAATCAGCATAATCAGGATGTGACTCTTTACCTTGTTCTATAATATTACCATTTTCATCCTTTTGGTCTAGTAAAGGTATGTCACCTTCTTTTAATAGTCTTTCAAAAACCAAACCATAACCTTGTTTTAAAATAAATTCAGCGGCTGGATTATTAGTGTGTACTGCGCCATATGGCGTCATTGCCAAGCTTTTTACAGCCTCTAAATATCTTTCAGCTACTCTTACACCAAAATCATATCTTCCGCTTAATGGTGCCAAATTTATGGCGTTGATCATTGAAGTGGGATCAGTTGTTAAATTAGCGTTAACCGGATTTCCAGGTTTAACAGACTCTATTAGTTCTTTAGATGGTGGAAAAATAGGAACTTGATCGGTTCCAACCTTTGGGAGCTCATAAGAAACTATAGCCCCGCCTGGTTTAGTGAATGACTGACCTGCTATATCAGACGCTAATGCTGGTATGAATGTTGGCCAAAGTGCAGGCATGTTTATTTATTCTTTTGTTGATAGTTAATATGAGTACTAGATAATTTTCCTACAGTTACGGGTGTAGGTGGCATAGGTGGTCCAGATGGTCCAACGCCTGTCGGGTGAATATGTGCGTTATAATCATCTAACCACATTTGTAGCCAATCTTGTAAAGATTGACCTCTTACTGCAGGTTCTGTTTCATCTGCTCCCGGTTCGCCCGTATTTGAAACGAATATATCACCACAGTCTAAGAACATTTTAGCGTCAGTACTAATTTTTATAAACCCTTCTTCATCCATCTGAATGATTGGACGCTCTTTGGCACCACTACCTCTTGTAATAACTAAGCCATCTTCTGGAGAATGATAAATTCTTACATTTCGTTCAGCATCATATACTAAACTTATTACATCATGTGGTGCGTCAGATGTTTCTAAAATATCTGTCTTAAGATCTGTGTTTTGATCTATTTGAAACCAATATTCTGGGTGATAAATATTACCATTATCAAATCTAACAGCAACAATATCACCAACTCTAGGTACAGCATGTGAACCTACTTGATCCCTATTCATAGGTGTTGCCCATGGAATAGCGTCGTCAGTTAGTTTATCAAATTTACCATAAACCTTAATCTTACATCTACCATTTAAGAGAGGATCTTCGTTTACAACTACCTCTCCTAACCAATGTGAATCTCTAAGATTGTCTAGAAATAATTCATCCATTATTCGTATACGTTATCGTTAATGTTATTGTCAGGTGTGCTATCTACACCAGGATCATATATTCTACCTGGACTTATAGGTTGATCATTAGCTTGCTGAATAGGATCATAAACCTTTTCGTTTATCCTTTCGTCCGGGGAAGTATCAATTCCAGGCTCATATATTTTAGTAGGTGAAATATTACCCTTTATTGGTTTAGAAGATTTAGTACCAAACAGTTGACCTGCTAAATTAGCAATACCATTAATACTACCAGACTCTAATGCAGAATTTATATCTCCTAAAGAACCTAAACCTGTACTAGCTCCGTGAACATTATCTAATATAAGTGATTTTACTTTATCCATACCAGCATTAGCAATTGTTGCTGCCGCACCTGTCAATCCTTCCGGATAAACTCTACCTAATGGATTATTACCTTGTCCCGGTAAACTATTTTTTAAGTTATTAAATCTATTTACTAGAGAACCTGCTAAACCATTTACTTTATCGCTAATAGCATTCTGTGCGTTTGCCAACGGATTAAATGGCGTATTTGGATATAAATCATCTTCTGGTTTTTTTGGTATAAGATTTTCTTCTTCTGACTTAGTAATATTAGGTCCAAATTTAGAACCAGATATATGTGAATGTTGCCATGAAAAAGAAATTTTAGGTTTTTTTAATTCTGGCATTTTAGATGCATCAGCAAACATGTCAGCTATAGAGTCAGTTATCCACTCACAGAAATCTAATTCAAACATCATATGTGGTTTTGATTCAGCATTATAATTATTGACTAAAGCAGCGTCAAAGTCACGCCCTTTTCTTGGGCCTGCTGTTTCATATCCTTTTGCCCTAGGAATGAGTTCAACATCAGAACCAGCTCTATCTTCTGGCATCTTTGTACCGTATAAATTTAAATCTCTGGCAGCAGTATCTTGCTGAAATGTCCTAACTTCTGACATTACAATCCACACTCTAAAATATCTTAAGTTTTTTGGTAAAATTTCAACGTATCTTTGATAGTCATAAACAGCCTTTCTGTATAACATCATAAGACTTATTGCAGTTAATTCTACATTTTCTTCTAAACACTCAATGTCTATTTTAGGACTTTCTGCACCGTGCCATGGCTCTTGCATTTTACCGTATGTCTGCGTTAACTCCAATCCAGATATTTTTTGCCAAAACCATGGCATATCTTTATTGATTTTCATTAAAACTTTTTTAAATGCAGCTAAATTTCCAGCGTAGTTTGTGTTTCCGTCTTTTGTGTCAACAAATTTTTTCAAATAAGCTTCTGCTCTACCAGATAATAGTGGAGAATGTTCAGGATCTACACTATCGAACATCAAAAAGAAACTAAGATAAGTTGGATCTTCACTGATCTTTCTTAAAGTAGTACCTTTTCTAAATTCATTAATATGTTTAAAGTCTGACATATGTTATATATTCATTTTAATCTACGAAGCCTATTGTCATTCTAGCATTAGCTGTAAACCATTTGTCTTCTGCTTGGAATCTAACTTCAATTTTATAGTTGTCTTCATCGTATGTATATGGTGGAGATTCAAAAATCCAAGTACCATCATTTTTAGCTGTTATTTTAGGATAACTCCATTCAGCGCCATCACCTTCAACCATCCCTTCATATTCTATTTCTACTGCTGTAAATCCTTCAAAATCTCTATTTGAAGACCAAGTACCAGTTATACTCAAATATTTATTTTGAGAAGGAGCAATAACATTACTATCGTCTTGTAAAAACGTTGAACCATCTCCGTTTATTTTTAAAGTAATTTCTAATTCTTCTGGTTCTGGTGTTGGCTCTGGTGTTGGCTCTGGTGTTGCTTCCGGCGTTGGCTCTGGTGTTGGTTCCGGTGCTGGCTCTGGTGCTGGGCTGTTTTTAGCAACATTATCTGCTTTTTCTTCATCACTGGCACCTTCAAGTCCAGGTGGGTTAATTAAATTCTCAGTTCTAGTAGGCCACTCTCTTCTCAACAGGGTTACAGTTTGTTTAGTTTCACCGTCTTCAGTTCTATATACAATATCTTCTATTAAATAATAACCCGATAAAAAAGTATCTAGTGCCTGCGAAGGACTTCTTTTACCTTCATCGGTAATGCTTTCAGTATCTTCACCTAGGCTAAAAGGCTCGTCTTTATCCATGCCTAATTCCTTTTTATCTCCTTTAATTCTTTCGTTTTGCTCTATTGCCTGTGAATCCATCAAATACATTAAAACAGGTATTTTTTGATACTTATATAAAGATGGATTAAATGAATTTAAAGTAACTTCTAATTTCATTTTTTGAGTTTCCATCTCATTTTGTTTATTATGTAATTGAGCAAATGCGGCATTAGGGTGGACATTACCTAAACCATCTTCACCCGCGTTTTGTCTACCGATATACTTATATTTTATTTGAGAAACATGTCTATCATCATTCCTATTACCTCTCAGTGGTTCTTCTAATTCCTTTAGATCATTTCCACCTAAAGGTTCAATTCTAAACTCTTGTTTCTTATCTTCACCATTATCGTCATATATTGTAATTTCTCTAGCATATCCAGCGGTAGTACTAATAGTATTTGAATTATTTATAATTCTGTGAGATTCAATAAAAGCATTATTACCCATGAACATTATATGATTTGTCAACATCAATGGTACCTCTATATCATTGCCCGTACCATCTTCTTCTGCATTTTTAGCAGTTTCGGTATCAGGTGTCATTGACTCGGCAGCAGATGCAAGCGATTCAGCAAACTCTTCAATGGGTGGATTAGGAGAATTAAACAATGCATTAACATCTACATAATTCACGTAGTAATATGAATCTATCCAAAATTTTTGGAATGATTCTTCACCGATATAACTTTCTTTTACTATTGATTTTATAAAATCTAAATATGGAGTAAAAGCCATAATTCTGGCTTGTTTATCATCCGCTGTATCTATATTGGTAGCTAATCCAAGGCCAAGGTCTCTAGCTATTACTTCCAAATGTTCTAAAGAATCTCCAGATTCAAGACTAACACAATCTTCTGCATATATCCTAGGTACTTTACAGAATCCGCTCATACTGAATGTAGCAGGTTCTATATTACCTTCCTTAGGAGCTGAAGATGAACTTATATCAAAATCCATATGAATGGATTTAAACGTTTCTTGATTTTTTGAATTGATTAATATAGTAAAATAATCACCATCTCTTGGATAACTACCAACGCCGAATTTACCAGCACCATCTCTTAGTGTCAACTTACACGTAGGTAAAACTTGAGTTAAATTAAGCTCAAAGTATTCTATATCTCCGGGGGAAAATTGATACCCATTGACTAACACCATTGGCTTAAGAGTAGCTATAACAGTGGTTTGCTTGAATTCAGCGTCATCTCCCTCTTCTTCAGCTAAAGCATCGATTTTTATTTCCATAGGCCTAATACTAGGCTCTACTACCGCTAATATATTGTTAGATAATTCCATATTTTATTATTTAGAACAAGGTGAATCCGAACTATCAGCCCCTCCTCCAGAAGTATTATTTCCTGTAGATATAGGTCCCGAACCGTCGGGTATATTTCCGCCTAATATATCGGCTTTATCTGATTTACCAGAACCACTTCCGTTTAATCCAGCACCGCCTATTGATCCAGCACCACTTCCACTTGATTTTATGTAATTACCACTATTTTTAATAAGAGCATCTTCATATAATGATGTGTTCGATCCATCAGAATTGTCGTCACCATTAGTGGTTCCATTACCATTAGAAGTACTATTTAAATCATCTGATGTGTTTATAACTAATACATCTTCGTCGTTTAAATCGATAGTATTTGTAGAAAGTTCTCCTTCTCGTATATCAGATAATATAGAATTAACTACGTCATCTGTTTGTACATGCATGCCTAATCTAACGTTTGTACCATCAAATTGATATGTCTTTTTGCCTAAAGGAATAACATTAGGTGGAAGTAAAGCCTCTTTATTATATTTTTTCTTAAGAGCTTCTAATCTTCTTTGGTCAGTCTTGCTTAATCTCTTAGTGTCTATAAATTGCTTCTTAATAGGATTCTCCTCAAATGCCGTAGGTGATTCTAATTTATAATATGATATAGTGTCTATAGGTATCCAAAGAGTTTCTCCAGGACTAAGAGAGAACGGATCAGATATACCATTGAATTTTAAAATAATATCTAAACCATCTGTAGTACCATAATGTTCTACTGCCACTCTATCCGGTCTAACAACATCATCATCTTTAACAATGTGTTTAGCGATCATGTATGACTCACTAGGACTCAAACTTTTAAACATCATGGTAGGTTGCGCTAAGAATAGTTTATTCTTATCACCGTTGAGTTTTTTAGATTTGAATACTTTAAATTCCATATATTAGTATTATTTTATCCAGCAGACATATCAGAAAGTCTACTCATATAAGCTTTATTTGAGATATTTTTACCATTTTGGCCATACGCATCTACATTAAGCATTGCATCTATATCTATACCTTCTCCATCACCCCATTCAGGTTGTAAATACATTCTACCTCTACCTGCGTTAAACATAGATTCTATTTCTGTTTTATCTCTAGGTCTACCAGGTTTAAGTGTTATATCAACTTTCATTTTAGTAGGAAAACCTTCAAAACCTAGAGGACCTTCAAAACTAAATTCAGAATCTTGTAATGCTAAGTTTCCACAGACCATTATCGGGTTCATTGGATTTCCTATAGTTAAATGCCATTGTCCAGTTGGATCGCCTGTTAAAAAGGCCTTAATAACATCACCACCTGAAGGTCCACCCAGCATTTTCATTAAACCGCCTCCAACAATATTTTCAAGAATAGAAGAATCACCTAAAATTTTATTAATTCCTTCGCCGCCAGCTATATTTTTTGCAGTCTTCTTTAATTGATCCATAAAGTTTCCACCCATCCCTGCGAGCGTGTCAGCAATAGAACCAATATAACCAGCATAATCTCCTTTTTCTAAAAGAGATGTATCTCCAAAAGGTTTTCCGGTTTTTCCACTACCACTAAATCTAGTAGCTCCTCCCCAAAACGGTGCATTATTATATGTAAGCGCCAATACGTTAGCTAATGTATCCATAAATGCAACCTTTGGACTAGTTCCAGGAAATGCTTTTAAATCATAGTGAAATGATAATTTAAATTCTTGATCAAAGGTTAAACCCTTGTCTCTGGTTAAAACCTGATCAATGATATTAAGAGGTCCGAAAACCTTATTAGGATACGTTTCTTTAGTATGATCCACATTACCTGCAAGTCTAAGTTTCTTAGCTTGAGCTGCAGTAAAACCATTTAAACCAGATTCAATAGCTGAACCATATTTACTATTATCTATGGCAGATCCTAAAGCACCCGTATCGCTTTGTCTAGATTGTGCGTCCTGTATTTCTGATTTAGCTTCAGTCCATTTAAAACCAGCCTTAAATTTAAGTATCTCTTTTAAATCATTGCCCAATGCAGGAGATAACCACGTAACAGCTCTAGCCAAATCAGGGGCATCTGCATTAATAGGTTCGGGTTTAGTACCCGCCATTTTTGGACTTAATAAATCATCGCCAACGGGATAAGCAAAACGTCTAAGCGTAATTAAATAATCATTAGATATTTGACCGTAGTGTTCCATTTGAATAAAATCACTATAACTGTATGCAAAGCTTTCTCCACCAGTACTACTAGCGTATTCAACTATATTTCTAGCAGTTGGATTAAGTATCATATTCTCACCCAACGCGCTCATAACAGGTTTATTATAATCTTTACCTCCTATTTCACTCGTGCTGTCTCGTGCGACAACACCTACTCTATTATCATATCTATGTAATGTCCAATTATTAAATAAACTTCGAGGTGCTTTACCTAAGGTAACTGTATCTCCTTTATCTTCATATGTAATATCACCTTTATCTCCACTAATAGCAGTTCTAACCGGATAACTTCTAGAATCTACACCATTGGTTGGATATAGAGAACCTTCACCAAAATTAGCGGTTGTATTATTTAAATCTAGTGTATTTTTACCTGTTCCAGCCGTATCAATTGGTTCTGGAGGGGCATTATTAAGAGAACCTGGTTTAGGTGCACTGGTTTTTACTTCTTTTCCAGTCCTTGTATCCTCATAAAAATATTGCGTAACATCTACACCTGTAGTTTCATCAGCAATATTAAGTACCTTTTTAAAAATAAAATGTGCGTCGTCAGTAATCGGCATATATGGATATTCTTTTTTATATATATCTACCTAATATGGTAGGATATTATATTAAACCCATTCTGCGTTGTCCATTTCGTCAGTATCAGGTCTATATAACAATTCATCTACCCATTTAGAATCTTTGGGATATTTATTTCCTAAGAATTTCTGTAAGGATTTTATATATTCACCCTTCGTGTGCCAATAGAATTCACCGCTTCTATATACTGACCTATTCACTAATTCATAAAGTTCTTTAATCTTCATTTCAATATGAAATGTTTGAATTTTATTAAAAAGGGATTCTTGTTCAGCTCGTGTTCTTGTACAAAAAACAGAATCAACTACAATTAAATACTGTTTCCATTTGTCACCGTTAAATATATTATTTTCAATATCTTCAACAGTAGAATACAGTGCTCTTTTTAGATTTATCTTAGTGTCTTTTCCTTCAAAGTTTTTTATAAATCTCCCGCCAAATAAGTTTTTCTTTAAAAAATAAACAGGATCGTAGAATTTTTTGATCCTAATTTGATATTGTGGATTGACGTCATCGAATTTGACATCATATATAGTAGCCCTAACGGGTATTAATAAGTTAGGTTGTTGCGTTGTTGAAATTAACGCATGGATTTGATCACCCTTTGCAAATAATTTATGTTTAATCATTATCTATAAACCTAACATTATCGAATTTGCTAAGAACACCTGTTTTTGGAAAATCACACCTATTGACAACCAATAAATCTAATTCACATTCTTCATCGACCATAGTATTTATAAATTCTCTAAATCCATTAACAGTATCTGCACTCAGGGATTTAAACATATAAAGAATCTTAGCATCACTATCTTCGCCCAGATCTCTTAGAGTTTTTTGAATTGTTTTCCTAATATAAATAGAAATAATTATGTCAGATGGCTCGGTGTTATTAGGATCACTTTTAATTAATCTATTAAAAATGTCATAATAAGATACAGACAGATCGTAATCACCTGTTTTAGATAATTTATCAAACTCTGTTCTAGTTTTACACCAAACGCCTTCGACTTTTAAATTCATTCTTCCAACATAGATCCTAATCTTTCAATTTCTTTTTGTAAAATTTGGATTTTATTTTTTATTTCCTTTTCGGAACCTTTGTATTTTCTGCCCCATCCGGCAAATATTTGAAGATAATCAGGATCTAACTCTGTTCCAATGTCAATACCTAAATCAAATATTAAATCTTTAATAAATTTAATTTGATTAGGTCTTTTCATAGGTCCTTCGAATTCATAAACCTGTCTAGCCTCAAATTGTTCTCCACCACCATTGACGTTATCGTCTAGTAGTGTTTTAATGACGCCATTATCTGCTGGCTCGATTCCAATACTTAACATAATCTATTGTCTTGTTAACAATGATTCTTTAGCACGTTTCATTAATTGTTGTGCTTCTTTTCTATCTTCGCGACGAGTTTCTTTGACATTAGCAAAACTAATTGCAGCTGCCTCTTCTAACCAACCGATTTCTTCAGAGTTATATCCCATTTCATACCAAGTTTCTTTCATAGACTCTAATCTAGTCATGAATGCTTCTTCCCACTCTTCTTGTAATTGTTTAAGTCTAATTTCTTGAATCTTAAAACCAGTCTTAATGTTTTCTGCTCTAAAATTCGCACGAATAGGATCTAAAAAACTCTTCTTACTAAGATATCTTAATACACCTTGTTGTTTTAGTCTACGTCTACGCTCTCTACGTGTTGGAATTTCCTGATTCTGTTGAGCTTGAGCTTCCACCTGTTCTGTTGGTTGTGTTTGTTCTGCCATTATAATAATTATTAATAAATGTTTCTATTTGTTCTTTTAGTTCGTCTCTTAAATTATCTATCTGATTTTCTACGAGCGCCACAATTTGTGAATTTAGATCTTTCTTTGTAATATCCATCTGATCTTTAAGTAAAGAATAGACCTCTTTAGAAGGTAGATTTACTTTAATAGGTAGATCTGCTTTATTCTTAGTGCTCATCTTCTTGAGCATTTCCATCATTACATTAATTTCTTGTACAGGTTCTACATCTCTTCGAGGCCTAACAGGAGTTGCATCAGTAGGTTCCACATCTCTTCGTGGTCTAACCGGTGTTGCATCAGTAGGATCGATATAAGTTGTAATTCCTCCAAAATCTTTCGCGATCATATTAGCCTGATCTTCACTTGAAGCTGGTAATAAAAATTCGCTGGCTAGTTTAGAATTACATTTAGTACCATCTGTAAATTTAATCCAAGATGCATCGTCTTGTGTTTCTGCAACCTCTACAATTTGGCCAATTCTTTCTGATTTAATCCAAACATAAAATTGCTGATTATTAGTATTTGATTGTGTTGACATAAATTTATTTTTTAATATCTGTATCCATTTCATTTTTTACAAATATTAGTTTGCTATTATTATATGCGAAATCTACAAAAGGTTTAATAAAGTCATTCGACTCAATCGATCCAATGGTCGCATCAGACTTTTGTAAGCGTCTTAACCAATATTTTCCAAAATCAGTTTCTCCTAATTCTTCTAATTGCTGTTTAAGTGTGTGTAGTTCAGGTAAAAATAATTTGTTAAATCCCATGTTTTTTTATTTTAAATTGTCTTTCTTTATATTTGTTGGTTTAGATCTTCTGGGCTGAGTAGTTGTCCTAGTATTTGTTCTAACAGGCCTAATATTATTAGGTGTATTATTAACCGGTCTTGTGTTTGTTCTTGTTGGCGGTTTTACGTCAGATCTTCTTATAGGTGTTCTAATAGTTCTTACATTATTTGGAATTGGTGTCCTAGTTGGTCTAACATTGTTTGGTATTGTTCGAGTTCTTGTAGGCGTAGTTCTAATAACTCTAGTTGATCTTGTTCTAGGTGCAACATTACCTCTCCTACCGTTTATATTTGATCTTCTCCAACGGTATGGTATGTAATTATTGTTCCATCCATAATAGTTATTCCACCCATTACCATAATAAACATTACCCATCCAATTGTTATATCCCCATCTATCGTATCCAAACGGAGACCATCTATATGGAGTATATCCCCATATTTGATTATTCCAATAATTGTAACCTCCCCAGTTCCAGTTATATAAAGACGCTCTCATAAAACCATTACTAGGTCTACACCAATATGGATTATAAGTAAAATCTGTCCAATTGTTTAAATCATGAAAACCATGAATTCGACAATGAACCCAATTTCCACCAAATGAAAGTCCTAAATCCTGAGGATCTAAATTTTTAAATGTGTCAAAGTCGCTTGTAAACGTTTGTGCCTCAATTGGACTAGATACATTCAACGATTGTCTCTGTGTAGCGTAATTTAATGTAGCAATTCTAAAATCTAAAGAAGCGCAACTACTCATAAGTAAAGCTAATGTACCCACAGCTAAAATCTTTAGTAGTATAGTTATTTTATCAGAAGTACTAAATCTATTTAAAAATCTTTTCATAATAGTGTATTTTATTTTATAGTTTTGACTCTTTCCATAAAACTTGGAGGGAAAAACCCTGGTTTATTTATCAAACTTCTAAAACATGCATCCAGCACATATGTTACGGCCCAATCATCTTTACTTCTAACTGATCTACCAACACCTTGCATAACACTAATTCCTGTTTTCCAATCATACCACTCATTTGATGTTTTCATTTTAGCTTTAATTAATGGATCGCCTAATGAAGGATATGGTACCTTAAAGAATATTTGGAATCGACTTGTATCGTCTTTTAAATCTAAACCTTCTAGAAGAGACGGTCCCATTAATACTGCGCCATCTTTCTTTTTAAAAAGTTCTAACATATCAGACTTTTCCTTACTGTTTTCATAATCCATCAATCTAAACGTATGTTTACTATTTTGCTTGATGTAATTAGTGAACGCATATGAACCAGTGTGAATGACCCCGCGTTGACCCTCGTGTTTATCTATAATTTGATCCAATATTTCTACTACCTTTGGTAGACTCTCATCTCGTTCTCTAAATGAAAGCTTATGTCGATTGACAAATACTACTGGTGATTTATCGTAATTAAATGCATTATCCATTCTAATAAATTTAGCATTCTTAATTCCCATTATTCTAACAAATGCTCGAGGATCACCTATAGTAGCACTCATAAAAACTTTGAATCCAGCCTTTTCATGTAGATATTTGTTAATCATTAGACTTTCTTCAACACACATGAATTTTGCTTCATGTTCATTTTGATCTAATACCATCTTATCAACTCCAACTTCTTTAATCAAACTAAGATAATCTTCTACTTTACAGTGAACATCTTTAAGTCTGTCAAAGTGACCAAATGCTGTTTGCCAATTTTTAGGCACACCTGAAACTCCAAATCTCTTTTTAGCCATCTTATTGGCCACCTGTCTAACCTTGCCAAAACCATGAAGAATTCTTTCAAATTCACTCATCGCACTAAATACATCGTGTTTATCACCACTCATCATATGGTTAACTAGTGATTGTATTTTATTTTTAGTATAACTAGCTTCTTGAAATCCATTTTTACTAGCAAATCTATTTAGAGTTACCATTTTCTCAACTAGCGAATGTTCTATTCTTGGGCTAAAATGACTCTGTACAATATCATCTATTCGGTGTGCTTCGTCAAAGAAGACAAAATCTCTTTTTTCAAAAGGAACCGTGCGTTCTTCTTGTTGCATTTTGGCTTCAACATAGTTTCGCTGAATCAACCAAAATGAATAATTAAGAAGTGAAATGGGTTGATCAATTGCTCTTCTTCTGTTTTGAAGATATTCACATGAATTATAACAACTTAATTTCTCAGCTTGCTCATAACCCATACCCTTAAGTTTACAATCACCTAATGAAAATGGTAAACCATTGACAGAACACTCATAATTATCGACACCTTTAATTGACGGCCATCTCAAACCATACTTATAGAAGTCAGTCTCATATTGATCCTGGAGACTCAGGTCACTAGTAACCATATAACCTCTATTACCTAACTCTTTTAGGATATGAGCAGACCACATCGCAATCAGTGACTTACCAGCACCAGTCGGTGCATCTATAACTAATGTAGAATCAGGATCATTGAGATATGTTTCACAAATTTTAGTTATGATCTCTCTTTGACCCTTTCTAAATTTAAAATCCTTTCCGAATGTATTCTTTTCTAATGCGCTATCGATAATTTGATCTAATCCGCGTTCCAACATATAACTTGTTTTGTGATGATTCCTGCCTTTTCTAATAATTCAAC